CGATCTTGTTAATAAAAATAGAAGTGCTATTCGTATAAAAGTTGATAAAATTAGAAATAAATAATTATTATTTTGATAAAATTAAAAATTATTTATTTAGATAAAATATATTACTCATTCTTTTTCACTAATGGATTAAATGATTTAATCTGATCACTTAAATTAGTAATCTGTTCATCTAACTCCTCTTTCCGTTCCTCCATTGTTTTAATCTGTTCTGCAATCGCTTTCATGCTCTGTTCAATAGATAATACCTCATTTTTATTATCTTCTGATTGCGCCTTATCTAAATTCTTTTCTAAATCTGCTAATGACTCTTTTCTAGATTGTAAATTATCAATAATAGTTGTACGCACCATCTCTTGTTTACGTTGTTCGTGATAAATCTTAGCCTTCTCCTGATTTTCCATATACGTCTTCATCATATTATTTAATTCCTCATTGGCATACTGTGAATCCTTAACAGCCTCAGAATCTGGATTCGGATCAAATGGTAACCATTTACCCATTTCACCAACAAATACATTAAAATATGGATCAATTGATTGAACAGTCTTTGCATGTTCACAGGCTGCTTCATATGTTTCAAACGCACCTCTGATTTTAATACCCGATAATGTTGTTTTCTTTACATTGGCTGCATTTTCATCCGTAGACTCTGCAGACTTGTCTGTTAAAAAACTCATACAAATATATTTTTGACCAGATGGTAGAAAAGCATCTTCCGTTAAATAATCCGATTTTGACATTTATTATTTAACATTACAATTTTTCTTTATATCAATTTATTTAACTTTTTTTACATAAATTTTATCTGTAATATCTTTATCATCAAATTCATTATAACCAAAACCGATTGATGGATTTGAAAACATTTTATTATATACTTTACTTGGTTTAATATCATATATTGTATCTTCATCAATAGGTTTTTTATTACGATTCTGTTGTTGTAATAATATTTCATTAGTAGTTTGATAATTATTAGATGTTGCTTTAGTTAAATATATACTCATAAATATAATACCAGTAAATAATAGTATTATGGAAATATTATTTATAATATATATCATTAATTAAATTAAATTAGGTTTTATTTTTTTTAATTATTTAAATGAACTAATATATTCCCATTTAAGATATTTGCATATTTTTTCCCATATTTGATCATTTTCCATTATTTTATCTGGATCTTTATGTAATGGAAAACATTCATATAAATGATCTAATTCTAATAGTTCACAAAATTTATGAAGCACATATGAATAGGATAAAAAGTTTTTCCTTTTGGATGATTTAAACATTTCCCATGGTTCCTGTGTTTTATAAAACATTGATATAAATAATTTTTCCATATCCCGTGTGATTTTAGGCGGTGGTAAATTATTTAATTTATTTATAATATAAGTAACATGTTCATAGAAATTATTATAATTTAATTTTTTTAATATTATTTTCATTTTCTTTTTATTTAAAATAGATAAATCAGTAATTCTATTTTTATTTAATTCCTTAACAATATCTATAAATAATTGTTCAGGTATATCCGGACTTTGTTTTGCCTGAAATTGATTAAGCCATTCTCTAAAATGATTTAATCGTTTATAAGGACTATAATCTTTAATCTGTCTATCTTCATCTAATATAATCATTTCACTATCTCCACAACAAGGACATATATAAGCACTCTCAGACATATCTAATATTTTCTCAATATTACATTCATTGCAATATTTTATTCTATTTGATCCATTATCTTTTACAACTCTAATACCTTCTATTCTTTGACAATATTTCTCAAATAAATTTGCTTTATTTATTATTTTTGTTTCATTACTAATTAATTGTTTATCTTTTTTATTACATAAGAATTCTAATATATTTTTTGTTTCTTTTACAACAGGTTCTATTTTATCTCTCATTTCATAGTAATCTGAAATTAAATCTCCTGCATTATCATAATAATCCATTTCATCTATATTTATTTCATTATATTTTGATTCCAATATATTTTTCTCATGAACTAATGATGCTCTTTTTTTAATATCATTATGATTAATATTAGATGTTCCAATATCATTATTAGTAATATTAAAATTTAAACGTTTATCATCTATTGTTTTAATCTCTGCATTAATATTATTTATTTGTTCAAATAGTTTTTCTTTTTCATATTTATTATTATTAAAATATTTAACCATTTGTCTATGCTTATTATCTAATGTATTTGTTTCTTTTATAGAAATTTGTTTATTTTTTTTATATTTTGACAAACTATCATGTCCTTTTATGTCTAACATTTCTATATTATATGTTAAAAATAATTAAAAAGACTTTAAATACAAATTATTTTTATTATTTTATGCAATTTATAATATTTATTTTAATTATAATATAAAAATTTTATAATTAAAATTACATAAAAGTTAATTTTAATATAAAAAAGAAGATTTATTCAATAATTTTTTTAAAAATTTTCTAATCATATATATATATATATAAATGGGTGGTGGTTTAATGCAATTAGTTGCTTATGGCGCACAAGATGTGTATTTATCTGGTAATCCACAAATTACATTTTTTAAAGTAGTATATAGGCGTCATACAAATTTTTCTGTAGAGCCAATTCAACAGACCTGGAATGGTATGGGTGATTTTGGACGCACAGTTACATGCAATATTAATCGTAATGGTGATTTAATTACTAATATGTATGTGGTTGTTAAATTACCATATGTTGCTAAAGCGGGTCCATCGGCACCTGTATGGGGTTATGTGAATAGATTAGGACATGCTATAATTGATAGTGTTAAAATTGAGATTGGTGGGTCTAAAATTGATGAACAATATGGTGATTGGCTTAATATATGGTATGAACTGACTCATAAATCAGGACAAGAAAGAGGATATGCTAAGATGATTGGTGATATTCCTGAATTAACTAATATTACATTATTAGAAAAACCAGCATATACATTATATATTCCTCTTCAGTTTTGGTTTAATCGCAATAATGGTTTAGCATTACCATTAATTGCATTACAATATCATGATGTGCGTATTACTATTATTTTCCGTTCATTTAATAATTGTATTAATTATACACAAGATGTACCACCTGCAAATATTTCTATGACTGATTCTTATCTTCTTATTGATTATATATATTTAGATTCAGAAGAACGGAAACGTTTCGCTCAGGCATCCCATGAATATTTAATTGAACAGCTTCAATTTACTGGTTCAGAAGCATGGAGTGCAACTAATACTAAATTATTATTAAATTTTAACCATCCATCCAAATATTTAGTATGGGCACCACATTTGTCTGTACATAACAAACGTAATAAATGGTTATCTTATTCTACTACCAATTCAAATAATCTTACCAATTTTATTTCAAATACTAATATGTGGAATATAGCAAGAGACCGATTTGCTATAATTTTATCGGCTATATTTGCAAATGGATTTAGCTTTGCAAATGCAGGGGCAGCAAATGAAGAGATTAGAGTAAGTGTTGCTGCAAGTAGAGGTAATACATTATTAGTAACTGGTGCACCAGGTAATTGGGTTGTAACAGGTTTAGCTAAGTTTGAACCAGCAGCTGGTATACCTAAAATAATTACTGATATATTAGCTAAAATTGAGATCCAATTTATAACATCAAACTATAATGATACAGGTAATGCAGCTGTAACTGATAGAGTAGCATCAGCTGGTAATAATACAAGTATATTTTTCAATTGTATAGTTATTAAGAATGAACTTACAATGGAAGATATGACACATACTATTGATGAACTTGTATCATACCTCCCCTCAACAGCTATAGGAAATAATGCGGTAGCTTTAATAAAATTATGGACATATAATATAATAAATTATCATAATTATGGTTTATATGTAGATGGTAGTGCAAATCCATGCGCCAAAGCTAAACTTCAATTAAACGGTCATGATCGATTCCAAGAACGCGATGGTAATTATTTCAACTATGTTCAACCCGCACAACATTTCACTACAACACCTGCAGATGGAATTAATGTATATTCATTTGCTCTAAAAGCAGAAGATCATCAACCATCAGGTACATGCAACTTTTCACGAATTGATAATGCAACTCTAAATGTAACAAGTGACAAACCAATACCAACAGGTTCTATCTTAAATATTTATACTCAGAACTACAATGTTCTCCGCGTAATGAGTGGTATGGCTGGCACAGCTTACAGTAATTAAAAATAAAAAATATAAAATTTTTATTATAATTTATAAAAATATATAAATTTTTTATTTATAATATAAAAATAATTTAGCAAAAGTTCATTTAAACTTTAAAATAGTATTTATTTAATAAATTTATTAAATAAAATTATTTAATAATTTTCTAATTATATATATATATATATAAATGGGTGGTGGCTTAATGCAACTCGTCGCTTATGGCGCACAAGATGTTTATCTTTCTGGCAATCCGCAAATTACCTTTTTTAAGGTTGTTTACCGTCGCCATACTAACTTCTCGGTTGAACCCGTTCAGCAGACCTGGAATGGTGCTGCCGATTTTAACCGTAATGTCACTTGCAACATTAATCGCAATGGTGATTTAATCACTAACATGTATGTTGTGGTTAAACTCCCAGCTCGTGCTGCAGGTACTGCTGAATGGGGTTTTGTTAACCGTTTAGGACATGCTTTAATCAGCAACGTTAAGATTGAGA